CGCATCCAAACTGGATGATGGAGCCCAATCAACTTTTCTAACTTCTTTAGCTCTAGTTGATGACTCGCGTGAAGTTCTTATCTTTTCCATTAGTTTCCTCCCTTCACGAATTTTGCGTATTCCTCTAGTGGCACCCCTAATTTCTTAGCGATTACTACCTGTGACTTGGTGAGTTTCACAGACTTGCGTCCTCCTTGTCTTCGACTTACCCCAGCTACGTTTTGGACGGGTTGCTTAGTAGCTACAGGTTCTTTATCAGTCGAATCCTGGGCAAACTTTTGAGGGAAATACTCTCTCATTCGTTTGTTAATGTTATTATAATACTCATCACTTTCTGATTCAATACCCTGCCCTACAAGCTCTTCATGAATAGACATAGCAGCTCCAGTCATAACTCTGTCTGAGCCAAACCATTCATTTTTTGAAGCCCAATCTTGAGCTTTTTGACTTATTTGTACTGGCTGTTCACCAGGTATTTGTTCTTCTTGTGATGTGTTTTTGTTTTCTTCTGCTTGTTTTTTTTGAGATTCTCTTTCTTGTAATGTTAAATTAACCTTTTCATTTTCAACGGCTAACTTAGTCATTTTAGAATTTATCTCAGCTACCTTTTCAGCATCCTGAGCTTCCATAGCTTCTTTTAAAGATGTTTTTAAAGCATCTTGTTCTGAAGTCACTCTTGCTTGGATTTCTTTAAGGTAATTATTATCAGTTTCGCTTAATTTAGTTTCAACGTTCTGATATTTCTTTTTTAGTCCTTTAGCATAGTTTAAAGCAGCTTTTTCTCTTCTCTCTGCTTCTTTAGCTTGAAAAACTAATTCGTTGATTCTTTTCTGATAGTTAGATTGTTTATCTTTTAAGTTATCAGGTTTAGTTTCAACTTTTTTTTCCTCTACTTCAACTTCAGTTGTAGGTTCTTCCTTTTTTTCTTCAGGTTGATCTTCAACTTTTGTTTCTCGTATTGGATTTGTGTATCCTAAATCAACATCTTCTTTTTTTGAATATGCTTCATCAGGCTCTACTGGTTTATCAACATTAATGATTTCCTCATTAACACCATCAGTGTCGATATCAACCTCTTGTTGAGGTTTGTTTTCTTCTGCCATTTTACCCTCCTAGTAATGGTGCAAAATATCGGCAGGATTAGATATGGTAGCGATGATTTCATCA